GACAGTGTACGGATCAAGTCGTTTTCTCTTGCGTCAGCAATCGGAAAAGTGTATGCAACGTACTGGGCTTTATTCCGTGGATTTAGGCTACTTGGAGATGCTATTGACATATCATCCTCACTGACAGAGGTTGAGAACGTTGTAAGGCAGACATTCGGGCAGTATGAAAGCCTAATTAACAATTTCGCAAAAACATCAATTGAAAAATTTGGTATGTCTGAATTGTCCGCGAAACAGTTTGCAAGCCGTTTCCAAGCAATGGGAACCGCCCTTGATATTCCGCAAGGGCAGATGGCAAAAATGTCTATCCGGTTGACAGAATTAGCCGGAGATATGGCTTCATTCTACGATGTGAGTCAAGAAGATATTGCCAAGAGTCTGCAATCTGTATTTTCCGGTACTACGGCACCTATGCGGCGTTATGGTATCGACTTGACACAGGCAACATTGAAGGAATGGGCGTTAAAGCAAGGGCTTGATGCAAACATTTCCTCAATGACGCAGGCTGAAAAAGCCATGTTGCGTTATCAGTATGTGCTTGCGCATACAACCAATATAACCGAGGACTTCAAGAGGACGCAAGATAGTTGGCATAACCAGATAACCATGCTTAGAGAGAACTTCAAAGCACTTGGAGCGGTTGTTGGTGGTGGTTTAATCAATGCATTTAAGCCATTTATCAAGGTGCTTAATGCAGTTTTGCAGAAGGTGATTTCTTTTGCGGAAATGGTAACAAATGCTTTAGGTTCTATCTTTGGATGGAGATATGAAGCAAGCAAAGGGGCAGGAATCAGCGGTCTTGCTGACGATATTGGAAGCGCATCTGACGGCATGGACAATTTAAGTGATGCCGCAGGAAGCGCGGGGAAAAACAC